TTATTCTTTTCCGGTCAGCCAGTCCATCGTCACGCCCAGGACCTCAGCAAAGATCATCAGCTCGTAGTCCGTCACGAAGCGGTCCCCGGTCTCTATCTTGCTGATGGCCTCCCGCTCGATGAACACGCCCTTGACCTGCATCCTCGCAGCGAGGTCCGCCTGGGAGATGCGTTTGGTCGCCCGCACCTGGTGGATGCGGTCGCCGGAGATATTCTTTTGTCCCTCAAAATCGTAAATCTTCACACGCAGCCCCTCCTTGGCACCTTGACAGTACCACGGAAAAGGGCTATCTTTGTAATAAAGATTTACAACCTTTATCGTTTTGGTACAAAAAGTGGGAATATCTCACTTCACGTCCGGCAGCTTCTCCAGCATACCGGCGGCCTCCAGCAGATTGTAGATGATCTGGGCCGTGGCCTCGCGGGTGATGGGCTTCTGCCATCCGTAGTTGCCAGCACCGTCTCCGGCGAAGATGCCCTTGCGCTTGCAGTAGTCGGTAGCCTCCTTGGCCCAGGCAGAGGGCGTGTCGCCGGTATCGGCACAAGAGGTCAGTTGCTTTCTTGCCTCGTTAATATCCATGTCGAAATCCTCCTTGTTGTCCGTTTTGGTGTAGTACGCCGGGAGGCCGAAGCCCCGGAGATACTTTCCGTTTACATCGAGCGTCCGCTCCTTGACGCTATTCGAGAAATTGCCTTCAATGACCTTGAGGACGCGCCCGCTCACGCTGGATACAATACCCACATGGTCGGCGGCTCCCCGGTCGTCGCCGGAGCCGGAGTCCTGCCAGTCATAGAAAACCACGTCGCCGGGCTGTGGCGTGATACTCTCGTCCTCCTCCCAGCGGCTCACCGCATGAGAACGATAGAGGGAAATCATAGCCTCGCACCCGCATTCGAGCGGCATAATGTCCGCAAGGCCGCATTTGATAGCGACGGCAGAGACGAACGTCGCGCACCACGCGTCCGTGTACTGCACCTGATAGCCCCTTGCAAGGGGCTTGTGGGCGTTGTAAAGATCAATGATGGCTCGGTGGCTTCCGTCGCTTTCCCTGCGGCCCAGCCAGCCCCTGGCCGTGTTCACGACCTTTTGCCGCAACTGCTGCTCCGTCATGCCGCGCCTCCTTCTTTCAGAACGCCGTGGTTGAGTTCGTAGACGGCGGCCTCAATGAGCGCGTCGATGCGGTCCTCGTCCAGAGTGATGCCGTGCTCCGCCAGCCAGTTGAGGACATAGGCTTTCTTCTCCTCGCCGCGCCCGCTGCCGCGGTAGATTTGCTCCGCAGCCGTCACGGCGATTTTCACCCAGGCATTGATCTCCGCCTGCTGCTGGGCCGTGGTCCGGCTCTTGATATAGGGAATGACCACGGCGGTGATGACGGCAGCCACAAGGGCAGCCGCCGCTTCAATGATGGTCGTAATGTCCATGATGTGCTCCTTCCTTTACTCCACGATTTCCCAGTCGTCGGCCAGCATATCCGCCTGGCTTGCAAGCCATCCGATTTGCACGCCGGAAGTGCCGCAGAATGCGATAGCCTTGTTCCCAATGGCCGCGTGCTCGGCATTGACGATTGTGCCAGCCGGGGACGTGTAACTAATGGCAGAGGCCAGCTCAATGTGCTGGTTCTTTCCGTTCCAGCCCGCCCGTCTGCACTTCTTCCCCTTCTTCATGGCCTCGATAGCCAGACCGAAGCTCATACTGTCGATGGGGCGGTACGCTTCCTCAAACACGGCCTTGGGGCTAAAGCTCTCGTAGCCGTCCGGGTAGCAGACCTTATAGCCCTCCTCATCGGGGACCATGCCCATGGCGATGGGCTGGTCCTTCTCATAGACTTTGCAGCCCTTGCGAATAGCGGGGACCGCCTCAATGATTTTCGTGCCGATATAGGTTTTCATTTCGATTTCCTCCTTTAGCAATCTCGTTTGATTTTCTTCTCCGGTGCGTTGCTCTTGCCGAACACCACCCCGTCGTTGTGCTCGAAGATGTTCTCCACCACCTTGAGGGCATTCACGCCCAGGATGGTCTCGATGGCCTGCTCGGACAGGTCCACCACCGGGAACACTTGGCCCAGGCGCACCGTGGCGTACAGGGCGATGAGGTAGGACATCGTGACCCACCCCAGCGCGGCGATCTGCGTTGTCACGAACAGTCGCCGCGTGGTTGTCTTAATGTTCTTCATCTCGTACCGCCTCCAGATGGTCAATGCGGTGGTGTGCGGACTTGGCGCTGGCCTCCACGGCAGCCAGACGGCCCTCCACCGCTGTGTTGGTCTTGCGCTGCTCTCGCTGTTCCGTCTTGATCTCGTCCGTGTTGGACTTGATGTACCCCAGCTCTGTCAAAACGGTGCCGAGCTGTTGGCCGTTGCTCCTGTCGTCTTTCCCCTTGTTGCGGGAGAAGGTGGCATAACTGATGACAGCGCCCAGCACCGTGCATACCAGTCCCACAATGATGTTCCACTCCATTGGTATCACCTGCCTTTCCCATTGAGCATATCAAAGCCCCACGTCCTTTTCGCCCCGAAGCAGATAAAAATTTGAAAGAGAGGGATTGCCCTATGATCTGGATTGAATTTGCCGTCAGCGCCCTTGTGACCGCTGCAACATACGGGGCAGGGCCTATGCTTCTGGCTCTGCTCCGAAAGAAACCGCTCCGTGTCCGATACCTGCGGATATTCAGCGCTGTGTACACGATTGCCGTATGGGCCGTGTGGCAGTTCCTTACATACGACGGGAACGCCGTGCGGACCATGCCAGCCCTGCTCTGGGGGTATGTGTTCTATCGCCTTGCAAGGAGCGTCCTGGAGAAAAAGCCCGTACCGGCCATACCGAAGGAACGATGGTACACCTGCCCGAAGTGTGGGCAGCTCGTCCCGGAGGGAAAGCCGTGTGACTGCGAAAGCCTTTCTCCCCAGCCGGGGGAGAAGTTGTGCGGCACACCGTTCATCCAGGCGGGCCAGACCCCGCCCGGAGTTGAAACCGAACAGCCGAAGCCGGGAAAGCGGTCTCCGGTGGTTCCGCTTTGCATAGCCGCTGCTTTGCTGGTGGTATGCACCTGCATCCTTGGCTACCGTGTCTCCGTGCTCACGGCAGCGCGGGATGACCTGGCAGCGGAGAATGCGGAATTGCGCTCCAGAGTTTCCGCGCTATCCACCGAAAAGACGCAACTGCAAGAAAAAGTGAACGACCTGGAGGCTCGGAACGAGGATTTGTCCGGCTATCTTCACGACGCCACTTTTCTTTACAACAACATTGGGTTCATCGTCGAAGGGTCAAACCGTTATCACAATTACGATTGCCCTGTGTTCCAGGGTGCTGACGAATACTGGGCGCATAATATAGAATACTGCGAGTATCTGGGGTACTCGAAGTGCGGAAATTGTTGGTGACGACATGAAAAAATGGGAGCAGGGATGACCTGCTCCCATTTCTTTACCATTCGCTGGTGTAGACGGTCCCCCAGAGGAAAGCCCGCTGCTCGTCGGTCAGGCCGGAGAAGTCCTCCAGCCATTCCCGCACATGGTCGCTCTTGGCCTCGCCCTTCACGGTCTTGCCGTCTGCGTCCTTGGTCCCTTCCATCTCGTTGTAGGCGGTGTGGAACAGGACGTACTCCCAGGGTTCGATGCCCTGGGCCTCTGCGTCGTCGGCCTGGGCCATCCACTTGGTGCTGACCTCGTACTGTCCGTCGGAATGGTCCGCCAGGGCGCTCTTGTCGGCCAGATCATAGGCCGCCTTGAGCACCTTGTCGCGGGTCTCGTCGTCCATTCCCTGGAAAATAGGGCTGCTCGTCAGGTCGTCGGCCATGCTGCGGTAGTCGTTGGCCCGCTGGTCAGAGTATGCCCGGTAGGCGCTGCTGCCCAGGTCGTCCGCGCCGAAGGTTTCCTCCTTCTCCTTGGCCGGGGCGTATTTGTCCCGGCTGCCGATAAGGTCCCGTGCCCTCTGGGGCAGGGTGTAGTCCGGGTCCTTCTCAACGGCCTTGTTGTAGCGGCTCCGCATGGCGCTGTCGATGCTTGCGCCGTCCACGCCCATGCTGTTCATCAGGTCGTCCCTGATGTGCTGGTAGGTGCCCATGTCGCCCTGCTCCAGCGCCCGGTACAGAATGGCGTAATAGCGGTTCTTGTTGCCGGTGTTGGAGATGTTGTAGATAGCCTTTTCCATCTCATACTGGAGCGGGATGTTGCCGGTCTCCACCGCCGCGCTCCGGGCCAGGCCCCACATATCCCGCGTCAGGTTGGAGGCCGGGATGCCGAACATCTTTGCACCGGCGGCCAGCAGCCCCTTGAGGGCGTAGGCCCTGGTCCGCTTGCCCTGGCCGTCGGCGCTCTGGATGGCCGTCTGTCCGGCCTGGATAAGGTCGGACACGATCTCCATTTCCGTGCGGGACACGTCGTAGCCCTGCATGATGGACAGCGCGTCCTTTACAAAGGGGATTTGCCCCAGGGGGTTCATGTTGCTGCCGACGTTGCCCTCCATGATGGCATTCCAGGCTTTCTCCCAGGGGGTCTCCTCGTCACCGGAGATGCCGGTGAACGCAGCCCGGAAGCGCTCCCAGTATTTTTTATCTTCGTCATCGTCGCGCATGGCGTCGATAAGGCTCTGGGCCAGAGCGTTGACCACGTTCGTCACCACCAGGGCCGTGGCCGCCCGGCCCATCGTCTTGATGGCCTTGCCGCGCTTCTGGCTGTTCTGTTCGTAGCGCACCTGGTCATAGGCCCGCATCAGCAGGTTGAGGCTCATTATAGGCTCGCCCATGAAGCTGGTCGCCTGCTTCACCACCGCGTTGCTGGAGCGCATGATGTTGGACCGCTGGAGCACGCCGTCTACCACCTGGGTCTGGTCGATGACCTCCGCGAACAGCTTTGCCGTCTGTCGGTAGAACGCCTCGCTGCCCTTGGTGAGGCCCTGGTGTTCCCGCGCCGTAGCCCACTCGCAGGCGTTCCACAGCTTGCCCCAGGTCACGGCGTCCGCCGCGCCCGCAGGGGCGGAAAGGGCGTCGTTCAGCTTCCGCACGTTCGTCCGGTTGTCGAACAGCGTCTCGGTCATCTTGTAGGGGCTGGAGATGTCGAAGCCGCCCGCATCCTTCCGCATGGCGATGGGGGAGTATTGCAGGGCTTTCTTCCATCCGCTGCCCCGCGTAACGCCTCTTGCAAGGCCCCGCGCCATGTCCTGGGGGTCCAGTACCGCCGCCGCCCGGAAGAACGCCGTGGGCTGCTGGATGACCACGCGGATGTTCGCGCCCACGGCTGCGCCCTTGAAGCCGCCGATGGTCTTTCCGGCGATGTCCCACATAGGGCTGTCGCCGGGGGCGTTGATGCCGTTCTGGATGTCCTCCATCAGGTTGTGCCAGTATTTTTGACTGCCGGGGCCGCCCACGCGGTCCAGCAGGCCCTTGATGGTCTTGCCGGTTGGGTTGCCCTCCTCGTCCCGGAACTGGTAGTTGAACAGGCGGTTGATGTCCTCCATCGTGCAGAGCCAGGAGGCATAGTCCGTCATGTCGGAGGCGTGGTTGGCAAAGGTGGTGAAGATGCCCGCCAGGTCCAGGGCGTTGCTCGCGTGGGGCATCGTGGTCTTTGCCATGCCGATGTTCTTAATGGAGCGAGTGTTGTTGCCGCCCTTTTCGATGTTGCTGTGCAGGCCCTCCTTGGCCGATTTGATGGGCCAGTAGTCGCTCTCGGTGAACTTCTTATAACCATAGGCTTCTATGCTGGCCTTGTTGCCGTAGTCGGCCAGCACGCCACGGGTCAGTCCTTGCAGGCCGTCCGCGATCTTCACCTGCTCCGGTGTCAGCGTCCCGGTGATGTTCACCAGGTCACCCTCCGTCAGGCGGATGCTGTCCGTGCCGCGCCGGATTTGCGAGGTTTTGATCTCTGGCTGGACCACGCCGCCTTTGAGTAGGTGGTTGTGGGCCTGCTTGCGCTTCACCAGCTCGTACAGCTCCATCACCTGGGCCGTGGAAAGGGTCAGTTTCTCGCCTCGCTCCGTGGTGAAGGTATGCGTGGTCGCCTCCAGCTTCTTCACCGTCTTGGGGTCCACGATCTTGCGGACCTCCTCGGCCACATGGTCCACCATGAGCTGCTGCTGGTCCTGCGCGTCCCGCAGCATCCGGTAGACCGCCTTGCCCGCCTCTCCGTAATGGGAGAAGAAGGTGTACGGGGTCTCCAGGTCAATGAGGGCGTGGTTGCGGGTCAGGCTGTTCTTGGCCCGGCGGCTGCTGGTCCCGATGGAGAGAGCCTGCGCCCAGTCCGCCGTCCTGGCGTACTTGGCCTTGGACAGGACTTTCCCCGCCGTGTTCACGCTGTGCTCCACGGCCTTGACCACCTGCCACACGGTTTGAAGCTGCGCCACGCTCATGTCGGCCAGCTTGGTGTCCTTCATGGCAATGACCGCATCAAAGCCGCCCTTGATGCCGTCGGCGTCGCTGCCCAGCAGGGAGGGGTCAATGACCATATCCCCGCCCTCGGCCACGATTTTGGCGTACTGCTCCTTGAGGGCGCGGAACGCCTCGGTTCGCTTGGTGGGGGTGCCGCTGCCATCCTTCACCCGCTTGCCGTTCTCGTCGAGGGTGTACTGGCTCTCCTGGTTGATGCTCTCCAGCATAGCGGCCACGCTTCCGCGCATGGCCTCCGGGATGTGGTGCTGGTCGCTGGGGCGGAGGAGCTTCTGGGACAGAGCGCTGGCATGGCGGGTGATTTTGGCCCGCAGCTCACGGGCCGCCCGGCGTTCCCGGCCCGCTGCGTCCTTGGCCGCATAGCGGTCTTTCAGAGCACCCATCTGCCGCTCGCGGGCCTCCCGCTCCTTGGCGATGGCGTTCTGTACCCGCTGCCGGTTCTGCTCCCGCAGTTCCGCCAGGCGGGTGGTGTACTGCTCCCGCACCTTCTGGACCTGCTCCCGGCCCTTGGCCTTGGCGTTCTCCAGCTTCAATGCCTGCCGGTCCGCAAAGGTCTTTCGCGTCTGGGGCAGGTCGAAGAAGGTCTCCATGATCTCGTTCGCCGCGCCGGTCACGGCCTGGTCCATGTGGCGGGAGAAGGGGTTGTACTCGTTGATCTCGCTGATGCCGTCCAGCACTTCCACGATGTGGAGGAGCTGGTCCGTCGGATGGGTCTGCTCCTGCTCGCTGAAAAACTCCGGCCAGCGGGAGGAAAGCTCCTGGTACACCTGGTCGATGTTGGTGTGGCCCTCGCTGCCCAGGTTCAGCCGTCCGAACTGCCGCTTGCGGAAATCGCCGTAGTCTGCGATGTCCCCGTGGTACTCCTTGCCGTAGATGATTTTGGTCGTCCGCAGGTAGTCCCGCAGGTCGCTGTACGCATCGTACATATCGCTGTCCACGGCCACCGCGTTGCTCACCAGGGTTTGCGCGATGTCCTCCGCCCGGCGGCGGGCCTCGGTGTAGGTCAGCTCGTCCTTGCCGTCGTAGCCGCTGGCGATGTAGTCATAGAGGCTCTGGAGGTCTCCCTGGATGTCCTTCACCGCGATGTCGGCCCCGTAGTTCTGGATAAGCTGTTTCGCGGCGGCGGTCACGGCCTTTTTGTCCGTGGTCACGCGCCGGGTCCGCCGGGTCTGGCCCTGCCAGTAGTCCCGGCTCTCCTGGAGCTTCCCGTTTCGGCGCTGGATGGCGATATAGTCCTTCATCTGCTCCCGCAGCAGCCGGTTTTCCTCCTGCAAGGCGGCGTTCTCCTGGAGAATATCACTGCCGCCCTTGAGAGAGTAGCGGATGTCCGGGTCGCTGGTTGGGGTCTTATTGGTAACATTTTTGATTTGCTCTGGTGAAAGAACGATGACCTGGCTCATGTCCTCCATCATCAGGGCGTCATATCCCCTGTCTCGTAGCTGTTGCGCCAAACTACGGTCCCAGTACAGGGCATCTTCCACCACATCCTGTTCTGCGATAAAAGGGTTTGTGACATTGAGATATACTTCATACCTCTGGGGGGAGATAAGACCAGCCTCCATATCCGCCTTTGTGGATGGATAGAGCTGCCCATTTGCCTTTCTGCCCTCGAATGTGTACGCATACTTCCTGTTGTTGGTGAAGTAGAAGTAGTCCTTCCCACCATCAAATACGGTAAATCCACCGTTTCGTGTTCCGTGATACATCACCATGAGATGCCCTTGGTCATCCCGGATGACGCTATCCCGGAAATACCCCTGCTGCTCCGCCGTCAGTTTCCGGCCCTTGTTGTCCGTAGATTTCAGTGAGAACCGTGCCCCCTCCACGCTGTTGATCTTGGCAAGGCGGTCCGCGTCGTCTCCGGTCTTGTATTCCAGCATCCGCACACCAGCCTGCTCCAGACCGTCCCGCAGCTTTTTGCTGCTGTCATCGGGGATGACGGCGGCCAGCACTTCGTCGAAGCCGACGGCCCGCTGGGGCTTGGCCTCAAAGTAGCCGGTGGGCATTTCCGCCGCCGCCTGGTAGACGGCCTGGATGTCCTGGGCCGTCTGGCTGCTGATTTTGTACCCCTCCTTGGAGAAGGCCCGCATGATAGTGTCCACCGTCCTCTTGCCCTTGGACGTTTCCATCAGGATGCTGCCGATGATGTCGCTCTCGACGAAGGAATTGTCGGAATGAGCCTTGTTTCCCTGCTTGATCTTCGTGATGATGCTGCCGATCTGGTCATCAATGGCCTGGAGCTTTGCTTCATACTCGGCCCCCTCGTCCATGCCCAGCCGCCCACTGTCCGCCTTGATCTCCTGGATGCTGCGGTATTCCGGCGTCGCCACGGATTGCAGGGTCTTGGCGCTTGCGCCCCAGGTGTTGCCGCCGCGCTCCTCCTGGCCCTCCTTCATCGCCTTGACGATGTTCTCCAGGGTGTAGGCATAGTGGAGCTGCGAGAAGCTGCGGAGATTGCCGGAGGGGGTGTAGGGGTCCTTGCCATTGTAGATGCCCGCCTCGCCCAGCAGGCCGTCCAGCTTCCCGGCAATCCACTCCTCAACGGCGTGGTCATCCACGGCGCTGCGCAGCGCGTCAGAGGTAGCCATCCGGTCGATTTCGCCCTTGGTCGCGCCGCCGTCCTGGTACATATCCCATGCGTGGTGAACGATGTCCTCCAGGGTGAAGATGGAAACGCCATCCATGGAATTGTCGATGCGGGTCTGCCGTCTTTCGTTGATCTCCGCGTCGGTCCAATGCCTCTTGACGGCCATTCTGCGGAGCATGGGTTCGCCCTGTTCCCGGTAGTAGTCCCGGAGAATGTCGCGGATGACCTCGGCATTCTCGCCCAGGGCGTCCTTCACGCTCTCGCCGGTCTCCAGGTTGGCCTCGATTTCAGCCAGCGTGTTCACGCCCAGGCGGTCAACCACCTTTTGCAGGGTGTCGTTACCGAACTTGTCCCACACCTTGTCCATCTTCACCGGCTCCAGGCTCTTGCCCTGGTCTGCCAGATAGGCCGCCCGCACCGTGTCCGTGGAGGCCAGCTTCTCCGCCAGCTCTGCCGTGCTCCTGGTGCTGGTGTCGTCGATGCCAATAGAGCGCAGGGCGGCGCTGTTCCCGAAGATGCCCCCGGCCACGGAGACATCCCCGGCCAGCCGGTGCAGCTCGTGCTCCACCTGGGATGCCTTTTTGCTGTTCACGGGGTAATCTACTCGCGGAGCTGTCGGCGTCCAGGCATCGCCGCCGTACACCTTGTTGGCGCGGAATAGCTGCGGGTCGATGGTGTCCTTGCTGAACACAAGGGAGATGGGGCCGTACTTGGTGTGCCCGTCCCTGGCTTTTACAATGGCGATGGAGGGCATGGGCAGGCCGCCCAGCTTGATGGCAGCCAGGATGCTGTTCTCGTCCTTGTTGTGCAGGGCCAGCAGCTTGTCCGTCTCCTCCACCGGGGTCTTGAGAGAAAATTTGGTCTTGACTTCCGCCCCGTTCTGGGTTACACTCTCACCCGTAGAGCGAATGCCATCTCCCACCGAGGCCATGTAGCCGTAGGTCTGGAGAAACGCATTTGCTCTTTTTTCATCGTACAGGACAAACTCGTTCCCGCTGTCGATTTGGTTCTTAATCCATTCCGCCGGGTGCTCCAGGCCGTACAGGCTGTTGATGACATTGACAGGCTTGCGGTCCATATCGGTCCCGCGCTCCAGCGCTGCCAGCAGCGTGTAGCCGTCGCCGTCGATGTCGTTCAGAACGATACCGGCCCGGTCTCCGCTCCCAAAAGAAAACAGAGGGGAAGCCAGGTTGCTCATAAGGTTTTTCAGAACGCGGCGGGGGATGTTGTGCTTCTTCTGGGTGGATTTGCGGAAGTCTCCGATGGTCATAGCCAGGGGCAGCGCATCAAAGCCGGACTTCTCCAGCACCGCAGGGGTCACTCCGAAGTAGAACGCATCGCTGGAGGCCATCTTCCCGTCGTAAAACATCTTGAGCTGCTGGGCCAGCGTCATTTGCGAGGTCCGTTTGATAGAGAATTTTGTGCCGCCGTCCGTCTGGGCGGCGTTTTTGTTTGCCGTCTGCTCGCTGGTCGCTTTCAGCGCCTCCTCCCAGAGGCGGGCTGCTTCCTCCAGGGTGTCGATGCTCACGCCGTAGGCGTTGGCAGCAGCCTGGTTCTGCGCGGTCTTGTTGCCCTTGAACAGAGACTTGACCTTGCGGATGAAGTCCCGCACGGCGTCCAGCAGCTTCCGGGCCACGCTGCGGTTTTCCTTTGCCAGGGTCTCAAACCTGGCCGGGTCAACCGTCAGCGCCTCGGTGAAGTCGGCGGCGATCTCGTCCATAGCCTGCTCCGTGGAGAGGTTCACGCCTGCCTCGGCGTAGCGGCTCTTGTACTGCTCCACGATGGAGGCGGTAGAGCCGTCCCGCTCGGTTAGCGCGGACATGGCATAGTCGCGGTACTTCCGGTATGCCTCCGGGGCCATCTCCTGCATCCGGTGGGTGATCTCGTGCTTTGCCACCACCGTGCCGGGGTTCTCTGCGTCGTTGGCAATGTGGATGATGCCGTTGCTGTACCATCCGTTTGCGCCACCCTTGCCGGTGGCCTCTGCCATCTGGATTTTCACCCCGGCGGCACGGGCCAGGCTGTCGTAGAAGCGCACGGTCTCCTTGGGCAGGCTGGCGGAATGTTCGGACTGCACGAAGCCCGCCTCGTCGCCGTACACCGTGGCGCTCTTGACGCCCTCCCGCTCCAGGGCCAGGGAGGCCGCCGCGTCGTTCTGACCGGCGGAGTAGGCCGCGAAGCGCTGCGCCTGGTTGAGCTGCGCGGCATAGCGGCTCTGCACCTTGTCCATGTCGATGCCGGAGATGCCCGCCTCGTAGTAGGAGGCGAAGCCTGCGTAGTAGTCGTCGGCCCGCACGCTGCCGTCGTAGCTGGCGGAGAGGGCCTTGGCCCCGTTCTCGCCCAGGCTGGCCGCAGCGTCCCGCACGCGGCGGATGTCATACGCCTGCTGCGCCGCAGGGCGCTGCTGCTCCACCTGCATGGCGGGGCGCACGGTCTCCTGCGTGGCCGTCTGCCGGGCTTCCGTTGCGGTGGGGGCAGTTTCACTCGCGTTCGTAGAAACGCCGCTCTGCGTCCTTGCAAGGGTCGCCACGGCGTTCTTGACGGCCTTGCGCTGCTGGGACTTGCTCATGTCCTCGCTGATGTTCAGCCCCACCTCCTGCGTCAGCGTGTTGATGGCGGTGGGGTTGCTCAAAATGTCGATGGCGGTGTTGTTGGTCACGCGGCCCTTCTGGGTCACTTCCTCGGCGGCCCGCAGCAGCAGGTCGCCGCTGCCGTCCTCCGCGTCGATGGCCTGCACATTGGCCTGGTACAGCCGCCCGATTTCTGCGTTGGTGAGGGTCTGCCCGGCGTCGAGCTTCTGCTGGAGCTGCACGGCCAGCTTGTAGCTCTGGGTGCTGGGGTCGCTTGCAAGCCCTTCCTGGATGGTGGCCTGCACCACGTCGTCGCCCATCGCCTGGAACTCCGCGCCGGTGCGCCGTGCGCCGTATTCATTCAGCCCCGCGTTGATGGCGATGCCCGCGCCGGACATCACGCCGCCGGAGACAGCGCCGCCCAGGAAGTCCAGGCCCATGTTCTCCGCCTGGTCCCGGACGGCCCGCCAGAACGCCTCCTTCTCGGTCATGCCCTCGGCCTCGTAGGCGTCGATGGAGGTCTGCCACTCGCTCTTGTCCTTGGAAATGAGTACATCGGCCACCAGGTTGATGATGTCGCTGCCCACTTCCTCGCTGCCCTCGGCCAGGGTGTTTTTGAGGAAGTAGCCCATGGCGCTCTTGGTGAGCGCGGTTTTGTCCAGCAGGGCATCCAGGCTGACCTTCTCGGTGACTATCTCCGCCGCGCCTGCGATGGTGCCCAGGGCGAACGCCTGGTTATCGGACAGGCCCCGGTCCTTTGCGGAGATGGTGGCATCCGCCGCCGCGCCGGTGCCCATGATGGCAAGGGAGAGCGCCTGGTTGCCGCCGGTGATGGCGGTATTCAGCAGGAAGTCGCCCATGCTCATGCCGGTCTGGTAGGCGAAGCTGCCCACACCGCCCCAGTTGTCCTCCACGATGGTGTTCACCTCGTCGCGGATGGCGCTGTTGATGTAGCTGAACTTGTTGTAGCCTGCGTTCTGGTCGATTTCCCCGTCGGAGAGGTAATCCGCCGCCTGGCCCAGGTAGGAAAGGCCCTTGAGAGAGCTTTCCAGCACGCTGAACGCGGAGGACCCCACCGGGTGCTCCTTGGCGTAGGTGGCCCATTCCTCCTCGGCCTTGGCCCGCTGGCGGTAGTTGAGGTCTCCGGTCAGGTAGTCGATGTAGGCGTAGGCGTTCTTGTGCTCCGCGTCGCCGTTGGCGGTGTCCTGGGCGTACAGGTAGTTGAAGGTGGCGATCTCGTCATCCGTCATCTCCCGCCGCTCGCTGTTGTCCAGGCCCAGCAGGGACGCGTTGCTCTGGATGTCGGAGAGCATCTGGCGGCTGCGGGCCTCCTCGTTGCGGTTGATGTAGTCGTAGGCGATGTCGTCAAAGCCGCTGTTGGAGTAGGTCCCGCTCCATGCGTTGAATTTCTCCTGGCCGTTGGCCGTGCTCTTGTACTGGCTTTTCTCTGCAAAATCGGGTTTCTCCGCCAGCGCGGCATATTCCTTGCCCCGCTGGTAGGTGTTGTAGTCGTTCTCGTCCTTGAACTGGGACCAGAAGTCATATTCGCTGTTCAGCCCGCCCCGCAGCTCCTCCAGGTATTTGCTGCCCTGGTCCAGGGTGGATAGGACGCCGTTCACGGCATCCTCTCCGTATATCTCCCGGTTGTCCTGGAAGTAGGTGCGGTAGGCGTTGGCCCTGTTCTGCATCACGCTGATGCGGGCGTCGTTGTCATCCCGGTACTTCCCAAAGTCTGCGGCACTCTGGAATTTGCCGTCCCGGCTCTGGTAGTCGCTGCCCAACTGGCTGGAGAGGCCGTTCACGCTCTCCAGCCAGGAATTGAAGCCCTGGGCCTTGTCCGCATCGTATCTGCCGCTGCCGCCGTAGGCATCCTTGCCGTACTGCTGGTCGATGACGGCCCGGCGTTCTGCGGCTTTGTTCCGCAGAAAGTTGCTCGCCCGCGTTACGGTGCCGTCGTCATTCTTGCCCAGAGGGGTCTTGTCGCTGCTCTGGATGCTCTCGGCCTGCTGCCGCGCCGCCGTCCGCCTCTTCAAAAAATCGCTTGCGCTTGCCATAGGGCCGCCTCCTTACTTCTTATTGCCGTTCCACTTGTAGGTGTAGGTGTTGGTCGCGCTGTCGTAGGTCTCGATGACCTTTCCGCTGTTGACGTAGTTCTCAACCTCGTCGTAGGTGAAGCGGCCATGGCCGGGAATATAAATCCAGCTATCCCCGTGCCGGTTGCCGATCTGGGCGTCGCTGCCGCTGTTTCCGCTGCCGCCCTGGTTTTTCATCCAGTCGGCATAATACCCGGCCAGTTTTCCGGCCTGGGTGGTGTTGTACCCGGCGGACAGCAGCCAGGCGTATGCGTCGCCCTCGCTGCGGATGCCCGCCTTGTACATTCCTGCGTACACGTCCTCGCTGGCGCTTGAGCCGCCTCTCTTGCTTCCGCCGGAGCTGCCGCCTCTGGAGGACCCACCGCCGGAGCGAACGGATGCCTGTGCCTTGTTGTATGCGCTCTTGAGGCCCGCAATCTCCTGGTCCGTGTACCCCAGGGCCTTGTAGCCGGAGAAGTCGCCGCCCGCCGCAAGGGTCTGGGCCTTTGCCAGCGCCCGGTTGTACTCCGTCTCGTCCTTGTAGGTCTCCCGGTTGTAGGCGGTCTCGTCCTCGTAGCGCTTGTCCGCGATCTGGTCCCGGCCCACGGAATAGTTCCACTCGTTGTTGTAGCGCTCGTCGCCGATATTGTCCCGATGCACGCCGTAGTCGAAGCTCCGGTCCGTGTTGTACTGGGCCAGGAGGTCGGCGTACTTGGCGTAGTCGCCCTGCTCCAGGGCCACCAGCATTTCCAGGTTTGCCCTCTGGGTGTTGCCCTCGTCCTGGTACATGGAGTAGGCAAGCTGTTTCAGCTCCGGGATTTTATCGGCAAGCGCTCCCATGTAGTTGTCATAGGTCTGCTGTGCTGCGCTGCCCGCATAGCTGCTTGCAAGGCCGCCTGTGCGGGCGCTGACCTGCCCCAGGGTGTCCTGCATCGCCCGCTCGCCGCTGCGCGTGTAGCTCTCCTTGTACTGCTGATAGGTGGGGTCCTTCTCCGGGTCGTAGCTGAACGCCTCCCGGTTAAGGATTTGGCGGGTTAGGTCGTCGATCTGGTTCTGGTAGCGGCTGGTGTAGGTGGGGGCCGCCTCGTA